AAGAGGGAAAAAAAAAGAGGGAGTAAATATAAATATATATATAATATATAACTGCTGGGTAAGTGGGGTCTCCTTTTTTAAAAAAAAAGCGAAATTACCTTGAAAACCCAAAAAATCCAAAAAAACATGGACAAAGGTGACACTTTTTATATCATCATAGCTCTGGCAGCCCATTCTAAGGCCGTAGCAGTTTTTTGGGCCCACAGCTATTGACCTATAGCTAACCATAGCGTAAATTAGACATAGGAGGAGCAACATGTTAGATGATTTTTTGTCACCGAAAAAAAAACCAGAGAAGCCACGCAAGCCCACGAAAGGCCTTGACCTATCGTCCATGGATGATATCAAAACCCCACGGCAGCTATCGGCGTCGATATTCACAGTATATAGTAGATTGGGCGGTGACGAGTGGCTATTAAAGCAGGCTAAGAAAGACCCTAAAGGATTTATAGCTCTATTGACAAAACTCCTTCCAAAAAACACCGATGGGTTAGAACCTAAAAACTCCACCAGCGCTGTATCGACCCGCCAAGAGATAGAACAAGAACTCAAGCGACGTCAGATACCTCTTCCTGGCGCGTACGACGAAAATGAATAGGATGGCATGCATGAGCCAAACAGACCTGTCAGATCGAGACTCAGTCGCTCTTATCGAGGACTATTGGGGTGCTCTATCTCGTGAGCGTTTCATAGATTACCGTAGATTTATGAGGTACCCCAATCTAATAGAAGGGTGGTTTGTCAGAGATCTTGCAACGCATCTTCAACAGTTTTTTGTAGACTATAAAGCAGGTAATCGACCTACATTGATAATCCAGGCACCACCTCAGCATGGGAAGAGTCTGGCAGTCACGGATTTCATAACTTGGGCTATAGGCACAGATCCTACTCTTAAAATCATATATGCATCAGTCTCAGAGAGATTGGGCATCAGAGCCAATAGAGAGGTGCAGAGGGCTTTTCATAGTGAAAAGTATAGCTCTGTATTCCCTGGTCTTTTATCAGGCGCTACCGTGGGGATAAAAAGAGACAGCGCGCCATTAATGAATAGCTCAGCTATAGAATTTTCAAATGGTGACGCCAACCACCCTGGTAGCTTTAGGAACACAACCATAGGGGGGTTGATCATAGGCGAGTCGTTAGACCTATGTATTATAGATGACCCTGTCAAGTCCCACGAGGCTGCCCTGAGTGCTACCATTAGAGAGAAGACTTGGAACTGGTTTATGGCTGACGCAAAAACCCGTTTCTCGGACCAGGCGGCGCTATTAATAGTTTTGACTCGGTGGCATGTAGATGATATGGTGGGGCGGTTGTTGGATCAGAAAAATATAAACAGAGACCACTTAAAAGTGCTCAGCTATGAATGTATAGCTGAGGACGATTATAAATACCGTAAAAGGGGCGAGGTTTTATTTCCAGAGTTCAAAACACCAGAGTTTATCCAGGAGCGGAAAAACTCTTTTCATCCACGTATTTGGAACGCTCTTTACCAACAACGGCCTACGATAGAGGGCGGGAATATCATCAAACCAGAGTGGTTTCTATGGTATAAAGAATTGCCACCGCTGAAATGGATATTTCTCACTATAGACACGGCTCAAAAAACCAGCAATCAGAACGATTATTCAGTGTTCCAATGTTGGGGTTTTGGCACTGATGGCAAACTATACCTAATAGCGCTCCAGAGAGATAGAATGACGGCCCCGCAATTGGAAGAGGCTTTCTATAGGTTCTATAGTGCGTATAACAAACCTAAAAAGACAGATAAAGACGCGGCCTTTTTAGGCGCATACATAGAGGATAAATCCAGCGGCACTGGGTTAATACAATACGCCAGGATTAGAGGTTATTTGGTCCATGAAGTCCCAAGGACTAAAGATAAAATCACCAGGGCCTACGAGTCGGCTCCACATATATCACAGGGCAAAGTGTTCCTCTCTGAGGGTGTCTACGGCGTCGAAAATCTGGTATCAGAGGCGGCTAATTTCCCGCTGGACAAATATGATGATCTTTTTGATACTTGTATGACAGCCATAGAGGTAATGTACATTAATAGATCCGCAGCGTTCAATTTACGAGCTGCAATGAGGTAATACATGAGCTACACACTGAATTTTCCATTTGACAATATTGCGAACTATACATTCGACTCTGGTAAGATCGAATTAGTATCGTCCAAAGCGAGTTTGACATACACCACATTTCTGCCTCAAGCCGATCTCCATGTGAAGCTTGACGATGGCACTGGGACTGTAGCTGGAGACAGCTCTGGGAATGACAGGCATGGCACACTCTCGGGTGGATATGGCGAGGCGCAATGGGTTCCAGGTAAAATAAATACGGCTATAACAGGTATCAACGGGTCATCCGGGTATATCAATTTTGGTAATATCAACGGGTTTTCGGTAACCACAGCGTTTACTATAGAGTTCTGGTTGAAAATGACTACCACAGAGTTGCAATATCTGGTTTCTAAAAAAAGCGCGCCGACGCCTTCAATAGGTTACGTTGTGGCAACTAACGGTGGTTATATTAGATTTGCAGTGACGTCATCACTGAATGAGAGCATAGTGTTGGAACACAACACTGCTGTAAATGATGGTTCATGGCACCACGTAGTCGCTGTGTACGGGGGTACGCGCGAGTCTGGTGATTGTTTTGTGTATGTAGACAATTCAGAGGACTCTATAGTCCTAACCGACGACACGCTAACAGGCACCATTCAGGTCCCTGATATCTTCCAGATATCTGGTAGGAACGGGAATACATACACTTTCCAGTCTGGCACTACAATAGACGAGGTTGTTGTGTACCAGAGGTCACTAACTGAGGAAGAGGTTGCTTTTAGGTGGAACTCAGGCGATGGAACTCAGGATTTGCCGGGCGAGGTGGTCACATACGACACCAGCAATCCGGCTATAGCTCTAAACGAACCTCTCAATATTAAAGAGCTAATATCATTTAGTGCTACGGTCGATTCATTCACTGGCGATGACACTATAAAATATTCAATAGTCGATAACGGCACTGATAAATGGCACAACGGGTCTGCATGGGTTGATTCCAGTGGTTTTTCCGAGAGCAACACTCTAATTGAAATTCAAAACAACCTTAGTACTCTATTGACGTCACCGTCGTTATTAAATTTTAAAATTCACCTCCATAGTGGGGATGGTAGTACGACACCGAGGATAGACGCATTCAGTATAGTATTTAACCCAGCAGGGTCTACACCCCTGTCACCAGGTGAATGTTTAGTATATGGATATATCTATAATAATCAAGGGGATGCTGTCGAGAATGTCTCTATCACTGCAAGGTTATTAAATACACCTGTATATGATAGCACTATACAGATGACCAGGAACGAATACACGACCCTAACCGACAGTAATGGGTATTGGGAAATGTCATTAGTAGAGAATGCCAACATGGAGGATGGCGCAGGCTATAAGTTTTGCTTCAATGGCGACAATATAAAATATACAGCTAATAGGGCAGTGCCGGCCGAAATAGCGCGCAATTTTACAGAGCTAACAGAACTCTAAAGGGGAAACAATGGCGGTTATAAAAAATTTCACAGACGGTTTTAAAAATATATTAAAAGGGCTGGGTGGTGTCAAGGATCATCACATGCATAGGCGATATGCTGCTGACGGGCTTATAGATAGAGGGATAGCGAACTCATTGTTTAGGGATAATTGGTTATTCTCAAAGGGCATCAAAATACCGATTGAAGATGGGGTCAGAGAGTGGATCGATTTAGTTCATAATGACCCCAAAGTTGTTAATGACATGTGGGATCTTTTGTACCAACATGATTTTAAAAACAAATTTGCTACTGCAGCTATGTGGGCCAGGGTTTTTGGCGGTGCTGCTCTATTATTTATTTTTGACAGCGAGGATATGTCTGAGCCATTAGATGTGTCGAGGGTAAAAAAGGGTTCTTTGAAAAACATATTAGTGCTCGATAGGTATTTTTTAACCGCCAGAGATATTAACACTGACCTAATGAGTAGTAACTTTGGGTTGCCTGATTCATATATCGTTAGCAGGTCAGGAACAATAGTACATCATACCAGGGTTGTCCCATTTTTTGGGTTGAAAACATCTATATACGACTTTGAGGCATCTGGGTTTTGGGGGATACCCGTAACACAGCGGGTTTTTAGCGCCATAGCTGATACTACAGAGGTTTCCCATGGGATTTCGTCATTAGTCCAAGAGTCAAATATCGATGTATACCAGATAAAAGGACTTAACGAGTTAGTCGCTATGTCTGAATCTGACATTGTGTTGAAACGATTGCGGATTATGAATGAAATGAAATCTTATATCAATGGGGTAGTATTAGACGCAGAGGATAGCTTCACGAAGCGTTCTAACACGTTCTCTGAATTGCCTGCTATAGACGATAGGTTTTTGCAAAAAGTGGCAGGTGCGTTTGATATCCCTATGACACGCTTATTAGGTATTTCACCAGCCGGTCAAAACTCAACCGGTGTTTCTGATTTGCGTAATTACTATGATAATATTTCAGCTATGCAAGAGAACGAGTGGCGGTTCAAAATTGATAGATGCCTGGCTATGGTAAGGGCGTCTTTGGGCGCAACTGACGATTTAGATTTTACGTTTAAACCATTATACCAGATGTCTGAGGTAGAGAAGGCCAACTCTGAGAATATGAGAGCCCAGCGGGATGTAACATATATGAATATGGGAGCTATCGAGCTGTCAGACGTAATGGCTGAGCTGGTAAAAAACGAAACATACTCGTCAATAACATCCGAACGGGTCGAGGAAACCAAGCAGTTTGAGGAGGACACATATGGTGACGACGAGGATTTTGAATCAGGCGAAGAGGAAAAAACTAAAGAGCCAGAAAAAACAGATCCACAGATTCAGAAACCCGGTGCCAACGAAGAGTGACGGCTATAAATATTATAAATTTATTAGCTCAGAGGTTTTAAAGCCGATGGCGAATGAGGTTAGGGGGATAGTGGAGGTATTAAAAACCCGTCAGCACGAGTATATAGCTGACGGGTTAGCTCTGGATTTATCCGGTAGGATTCAAAGTATTCAAAGGAAATATGATCTCCTCTTCCAATCACCGCTTTTTATTAACGCTATTAATGCGGTTTTTAATAAGACTGCTAATAGTAATAGACAAAAATTCATTAATGCTATAAACTCAATAGTGGGAGTGAACGTAGCGGAGATATTAATAGATGAAGGGTTGACTGAATTTATTACATCCCAGGTGGCTAAAAACGTTTCACTGATAAAAACAGTTTCAACTACGGCGCTGTCAGCTATAGAGCGAGAGGTTGCCGATGGGGTAGCAAACGGTGCTCGGTATGAGGTTATATTGAAAAATATATTAGGTCGAAACGGAGTAATGAAGGGCGCCAGGAAACGCGCTGAGCTGATCGCCAGGAATGAGACTATCAATATCACATCTCAGCTAAACCGTAAACGGGCACAAAACTTAGGCATTAAAAAGTTCGAATGGGTTCATGTTGGGGATAGGCGAGTCAGGGGTAACCCGGCTGGATTGTATCCATCAGCTGTCCCGAGTCACTGGGCATTGGGCGGTAAAATTTTTGAGTATAGTAAAGGTGCCCCGACAGCTAACGGCAATATATTTCCCGGCCTGGAGATCAACTGCAGATGTCAGGCCATTTCGATAATTGAGGAGGATTAGGATTGACAATTAATCTAATTAATTTTGTAGAGGACTATTCGAACGCGTTTGTCCCTAAGATTGATGACATCACGGGGTTTCTAACGACTAAAGTCGATCTTGCGCGTGCAGGAGTGTATAAGTATACCGGGAAAGAATTAGGGCTCGAGGCGCCTGATAACGCTGAGAGGGTTATAGGCGTACTCAGGCATCCCGACGAGGTGTTCCATCCTGACTCGATAAAATCCTTCACCAATATCCCTATAACCGATGATCATCCTCAGTATTTTGTTAACACTGATAATATACGGTCGACTCAAAAAGGGCAAGTTTCAGGTGTTCAAGTGGTAGGCAATTATATCCAGGGGATTGCGACTATCACCGATAAGGATTTGATCGAAAAAATATTGGGTGGGAAAATACAGGTATCACCAGGATATTCATGCGCTATAAAAAAAGAAGCGGGTGTTTATAACGGCGAGAAATATGAGTACGCTCAGAAAGATATCAGGGCAAATCACCTGGCGGTTGTATCGTCAGCCCGAGGTGGTTCAGGTTGTAAATTTACAGACAAAAAAGGAGAGAAAATGGCTTTAATCAAGATAAACGATGTATCTGTCGAGGTCTCTGACAACGCAGTTACAGCGTTCCAGATCTACGAGAAAACTGTCAACGAGGCTCATAGCAACCTCAAGAAAAAGTTGGCGGATTCAAAGGGCGCTATCGATAAATTACAGGGTGAGGTAGATGCGTTAAAGAAGGCTCAATTGACCGACGAGCAGGTCGAGCAGATGGTTGCCGATAGGGCTAAATTGGTATCTGATGCGATAGCGATAGATAAAACTATCGATGTCTCAGTTGGTCCGTCTGAAATCAAGAAACAGGTCATTGTTAAAGTGCTGGGGATCGATGTCGCAAATCTAAACGATAAATCTGCTGAGTACATTGGTGCCATGTATGACACAGCTCTATTGGAGCCTGTTAAAAAGAAAATGTTGAACAATGATTTTGATTCAATGGGAAAAAAAATAACGACGCCTGAGAAAATTACGGATCACCGGGCAGAGTACATTAAACGTTTACATGGAGGTAAATAATGCCAGTACAAACCAGTTCAGATTATGATTTAGCTCATGGTATAGGCTATGAAGGCGGGATAGCTGATGCAGGGCCTAATGACACAATTACCCGGACAGCCGAGGACTCGGATATTAAATATGGTAGGGCAGTTATTGAGGGAACCTCTGACTCTCAAGCAGAGTTGGCGTTGACATCTGGCACAACATGTTTGGGTATAACTGTTGATACAACAGCAGGAGTCGCCAACGCCTCTGACGCAGGGCTTTATGAGGAAAACAGTTCGATGACCGTGCTTAGAGCTGGAAGGATTTTCGCTGTGTGTGAGGACGGTTGTTCTAAAGATGACCCTGTGTATTTTAGGTTTGCGTCTGGGACAGGGACTGAAATAGGCGCCTTGAGAACCGATGCGGACACTGACACGGCAACATTGATAACAGGGGCCAAATGGAAGACGACGGCGGCGGCTGGCGGCATAGCAATTGTGCAGCTACCTTGGTAACTTTTTTTTAGGAGATAGATAAACATGGATTTTATTGATCAGGCTATCGGTTTCTTGATTAGCCAATTATCACACATTGAGAGCAAGGTGTACGAAAAACAGTATGCTGAAATTAACTACCCAAAAATCATCCCTATATCAACCGAGGCAGGCGAGGGCGCTACGGCTATAGATTATTTCCATATTGACGCTGTGGGTGTAGCTAAATTCATAGGGCCTAAATCAATCGATGTCCCATTGGCTGATATAGCTATGCAACGAGTTTCAGTTCCCGTTGAGCTGGGTGCTATGGGATATACATACTCGGACGAGGAAATCCGGCAGGCTATTATGTTGTCCAGGAGTCTTGAGACGCTGAAGGCCACCGCTGCAAGACGGTCGGTTGAGCAACATATTCAGTCCGTTTATATGACCGGGGACACAGAGCACGCTCTTCCAGGGTTTTTGAACAACGCGAATGTTGCCGCCTCTTCAGTAGCGGACGGTGCTGGCGGTGATCCAGAGTGGTCTACAAAAACAGGTGACGAGATCGTGTTGGATGTAAACACGTTATTCACGAGTATTTTTACCAACACCAAGATGCGAGAGCGGGCTAACAGACTATTACTCCCACCAGCTCAATATACGTTGATAGCTAACACCAGGCTGGGGAGCGTTTCAGATACAACCATATTGGAATATTTGGTTTCCAAATCAATATGGTTGAACTCTGTGGACGATGTTATCCCAGTGAATGAGTTGACCGGAGCCGGTGCTGGATCGACTGATAGAATGGTCGCATATTCGTTTGATAGTGATAAAGTTATCGCCCATATGCCTATGCCATTGCGGTTTGATGCCCCACAGAGAAAAGGGCTTGGGTTTGAGATTCCTGGCCAATACAAAATATCAGGGGTTGAGTTTCGATATCCTGGATCAGCTCAGTACGCTGATGAGATATAGGACGGAGGTTTTATGATAGAGATAGCAAACAATATGCCGAGGTTGGTAATACTAAACTACAACGTTGGAGGTAAGTCTCAACAGATCAATTTGATGCCCGGCAAGAACTCGGTTCAAATGAGCCGAACAGAGTTCGAAAAAATATTTGGCAAAAAAAAATCGATCAAATAT